GTATCACTTTACCAGCGCGGGCAAGCTGCAAGTCGAGAGCAAGGACAGCATGAAGAAGCGCGGCGTTGCGTCGCCTGACAGGGCGGATGCGGTGGCGTTGTCGCTGGCGAATGACCACACGACCATGGCGTTTGGAACGAGCGCCGCGGGATCTTGGAATAAGCCACTGCGTCGTGGCTTGAGCGTGGTTTAGGAAAAGTTTGCGAAAAAGTCCACTTAGTTTTTCGCAAACTCTGTGGTACTCTTTTTGTAGCGGCGTTCCTCCCCATGGCCGCAGACGGCGTGTTTTCCTTCACGTCTCCCCTGCGCGGGTATGCTCGACGCCCGCGCGGGGTTTATTTTACGCGAAATTCCTGTATTATGTGTGTGAGTTGCACAAGGAGACGACATATGCCTATGGTTGCGGGGAAGCATTACGCATACACCAAAAAAGGGAAAGCAGCGGCTAAGAAGGCAGCGGCAAAAAGTGGCAAGAAGGTGCAGTATGGCGCCACCACTAAACGCCGCATGGCCAAGAAGTAATGTGGACCGCGGTCCTGATGCTTTGCAATACCTCTGCGCAATGCTTTGCATTTGGCGGGCCGGTGTTGCCGAGCGAGGATCAGTGCGTTGCCAGTATACGCGCTGGCTTTGATTACGCGATACAGATATTTCCGGCTTACACGCCTGTCGATTGGCAGTGCATAAGCTGGGACGAAGAGGCATAGATGGCAGAAAAAAAGCGTAAACGCAAATCTGGCCCAAGCCTCTCAGTGGGTCGCGGCGAGAAGCTATCCGTTAAGCAAGGCGGAGGATTGACCGCGAAGGGCAGGGCGAAGTACAACCGCGCGACTGGTTCAAATTTAAAGGCGCCTGCGCCCAACCCGAAGACCAAGAAGGACGCGGCGCGCAAGAAGTCGTTCTGCGCACGCTCCAGCGGATGGACGGGCGAGCGTGGCAAGGCGGCACGTAGAAGATGGAAGTGTTAGATGGGTAAGGTAGAACAGGCAATACGTGGCGCAGGCAGCTTATTAGACTTTGTCATCAAAGGGTCAGACTATTTTACGCCGCCGCGAGCCGGCACCAGTCGTGCAAAAGACCCTGCGCTCTATAGCCCGTTTTCCATGGTTAAGCATAAAAACGCCCCTTATAATTATGTTGTGAAGGGGCAGCAATTATCAGACCAGCTTATACCGCCTTCAGTGATTGATCCCGCAAGTCTTCTTGGAAAGACGATGTCTTTTGCGACAGGCGACCGTACATCTAATCAGCGCATGATTGACGAAGTAAACGAATATCTTTTGAGAAACCGCCCGCTTACCTTCGGGGGTCCAGAATATATGGATCAGATTATGCGTGGCGCATGGGCGTCGGAAAAGAACCCCATGAAAGCCAAGGCGAATGCGTTGAAGGGAGTTTCTGATCTAGATAACATACTTGCTTATATGCCAATGAGTGAAAGATCCGGCGACTTTTCGCGCCATATGGCGGAAGTGTACGGAGATATGCTTTCGTCCAGTGGAAATTTAAATAACTTTAGGGCTAACGCCAAAAAAATTGACGAAGTTTTACGTGATCGTTTTCCAAGTGTTAAAAACATGCCAAGCATCGCAGATCCGACATTCCCTGACTGGCTTGCAAATCAAAAGGGCGGACGGCGCGCTCAGTTTATAAAGTTTTTCGACAGTAATCAGATGCGCGAGCTTGGCGTCCCTGACGTAGCCGCAGCGCGCTTTGCGGTGACAAATCCTGACTTGATGCTTTCAGACACTGCAAGCGTAGGATACAGGTTCGCAACGCCCAAAAAGGGCGCCGACATTGTCATCTCAGACGATCACCCATCATACAACGCACTTTTACCCCGCGAGGAGGGTTCAAAGTCAATGACATTTGGCTTTGAAGTGCCATATACAATCGGCGCCCGTGACACGGCGTTACCTAAAGCGGCAAAGACTGGAACAATCTTAGCTCAGCCAAAAGACGTCAAGTCGTATATGGGTAACCCAAATTTACGTCAATTCATCGACCAGCAATTTGTGGACGAAGTAAGCACATATGGCGACTACCTCAAGCGTCACGGTAAAAAACGTGCCGACGAGTATGCAACAAGCCTTTTAAGACGTTTTATGAGTTCGCAATGAGATCCTTAATTTCTTCAATCGTGTCATCGATCATCTCTTGGATCTCTTCGGGTAGATCCTCTGGGCTCGTCCAGAGCATCATTACCGTCGCTTCGATACTGCGGCGAATTTGTTCCAGTTCCTCGTTCATCTTTTCCTCCAAATCGTGTTATAATCCACGACGTTAACATAGGACTAACATCTTGGCAACCCTAGACCCATACTGGCGCACGCAGCAATCTGAACGGCAAGCTCAGCTTAATCAAGCTGACTTGGACGCTTGGAACGAGATGCAATACGAAGAACTCTTGCGAGAGCTTGATGAAGAAAGCCGCCAGCGTCAGGGAACGATTGAAGCCGCGCCGCCTCCGAGCTTTATGGAAAAAACGCGCCGCGGGTTTACAAGTCTTCTGGACACGGCTGGCATGTCTCCTTACATGGCGCGCCGCACCAGCGAAGGCATATTTGGCCGTCCGTTTGCGCGTCCTCAGTCTGAGCTTGGCTTCATTGAGGAAATCGGAGCCGCTCCCGCTGTTGCCTCTGTTCTTAGACCAGCTTTGATGGCGGGCGTTTCTGGCATCGAAGCCCTTCTAGCTTCTGCTCGCGGCGAGCGCGGAAAGGCGTTGGGATATGCTGGCTTAGGGCTTCTGGAAGCCTCTGGCGCAAAGGGTATGAATAAATATATTAATGCGAGCAAGCCAGACATATTAGGCTATTTAAAATCGCGTAACGAAACCCTTGACGTCAATCCGGCGGCGTTGTTGCCACGTCGCTCCAGCGAAGACATCTCGTATGAAGACGCTTATCACTTTATGAAAACCGACGACAAAATGATGGGCGATAAGCTCATGCCGCCTGCAGAGGGTCCGCGGTTTGATCGTTTAGGCGTTCACGTTGGCACGCCAAGGCAGGCGGAGGATAGGTTCTTCGCAAGGCACGGCGTCTCAGGATATAAAAATCTTAGAGAGCTTTGGGATGCGGTGGGTCTTCGCGGCAGTGGCGGCGTGACGCAAGGGCTCAAGGTGAGAACAGAGAAGCCTTTTGAGATAAAAGACTTTGAAGATTTCGGGATCAATAAGGAATTTTTAGAAGACCCTCTAAATACCGAAATAATTGACGGAAAAACTGTTTTATCTGAAGAGGGCGTTATAGACGCAATGAACGCATATGCCGACAATAAGGGGGTCGGACTAGACGAAGGTCTTGCTCTATTCAAAAAAGAGCTAACGACAAAGGATACACCAACATTCCATATGTCAATAGAATTGAGGGCATGAAGAGGAGCGACGTTGGAAGTAAAGACTTTAAATACACTCCAGAAAACATAAGCAACGTCATGCTTGTGGAGCGTACCGCTGGAGATCCCGAAGTTATTAGAAGCAGGTTTGCAGCCATGAAAGACCCATACGCTCAATCAATTATGGCGTCGGGCTTGCTTGGCGCTGTAATAGGTCAAAACGCAAACAGTCAACGTGGCTCACAATATTAAGAGGCAAAGATGCAAAACGAAATAAATCAACTTGTGAGCGCCCTCGAAGAAGAGCTCGAACCAAACGTAATGGGCGACGACGAGCTACAGGGCATCGTCGGCAAGGAAATCGAAGACGCGATTGATTACTCCGACAACTGGATATCGCCATATCGCGCCACGGCAACCGAGTATTATCGCGGCGACCCGTTTGGCGACGAGGAAGAGGGCCGCAGCCAAGTCGTCAGCATGGACGTACGGGATACCGTACAGGCCATCATGCCGTCGCTGATGCGGATATTCCATAGCACCGACCGCACGGTGGAATATGCGCCGCAGGGGCCGGAGGACGTTGCCGCGGCGAAACAGGCGACCGAGTACGCAAATTACATCATCAACCGTGACAACAACGGCTTTTTGCACACGCACGCCGCGTTCAAGGACGCGCTGATCCGTAAGGTGGGCGTGCTAAAGTGCTATTGGGACGATCAGACGAAATTTGAGACACACGATCTCACGGGGCTCGACGATAATGCTCTGGCGGCGTTGATGTCAGATCCGGCGGCGGAAGTTGACATCGTCGCCTCCGAGCCGTTTGGCGAGCCCAGCTTTGACCCCATGACCGGCGACGTGCTACCCGCTCCAATGATACACGCGGTTCGCGTGACATATACGCACCCAGATGGCCGCGTGAAGCTGGAAGCGGTGCCGCCCGAAGAGTTCCTTATATCGCGTGAGGCGAAGTCTCTGGAAGACGCCGATTACGTTGCGCATCGGCGTATTCTGACCGTCTCCGAGCTTGTGGCGATGGGCTACGACTACGATGAGGTTGTAAAAATGTCTTCGGCGCATGAAGACATGGCGACGAACATTGAGCGCACCACGCGAAACCGCGCGCTCAATAACGAGATGAACGAGCGCCACGATCCCGCGATGAAGAAGGTGCTTTACGTCGAAAACTACATCAAAGTTGACTACGACCAAGACGGCATCGCGGAGTTGCGTAAAATCTGCACCGCCGGCGACGGCAACAAGATCCTTATGAACGAGCCGTGCGCGATAGTTCCGTTTGCGACGTTCTGCCCAGATCCAGAGGCACACGATTTTTATGGCATGTCCACCGCGGATGCGGTGATGGACATCCAGCGGATCAAGTCTTCGATCATGCGCAACACATTGGATAGCTTGGCGATGTCAATTCACCCTAGAGTTGCAATCGTCGAGGGCATGGTCAACATCGAAGACGTTATGAACAACGAGGTTGGCGCCATCATTCGGCAGCGCGCAGCCGGCCAAGTGCAGCCAATGTCCATGCCATTCGTTGGCCAACAGGCATTTCCTGTTCTGCAATACATGGACGAGATCAAAGAGGCCCGCACGGGCATCTCAAAGGCGTCTGCGGGCTTGGATGCCGGCGCCTTGCAGTCATCCACCGCGTCGGCTGTACAGGCTACTATCAGCGCCGCTCAGCAACACATAGAGCTTATTGCGCGGATCTTTGCGGAAACCGGCATGAAGCAGTTATACAAGATCGTGCTTCACCTGATCACAACGCATCAAGACCGGCCGCGTATGGTGCGGCTGTCCAATGAGTTTGTGCCGATTGATCCGCGCGTTTGGAACGCCAACATGGATGTCAGCATCAACGTCGCGCTTGGTCGCGGCACCGATACCGAGCGCATGATGATGCTGCGCCAGATCGCGGAAATGCAGAAAGAGGCAATGGCCACTATGGGGCCGGTCAATCCGCTTACCGATATGGCTAAACTATCGAACACGTTGAAGGCAATGACAGAGCTTGCCGGCTTCAAGGATGCGTCGCAGTTTTGGTCAGATCCGGCGCAGTTCCAGCCTCCACCACAAGAGGATAAGCCGGACATCAACGAGCAACTCATCGCCGTTCAGATCCAACAGATCCAAGCCGACATACAGAAGAAGGCGGCAGAGTTGCAACTTGAGCGCGAGAAGATGATCATGGAAGACGACCGCAAGCGCGACGAGCTCGACGCCGAGCTTTTTGTGAAGGCGGAAGAAATGCAAGCTAAATACGGCACGCAACTTAACGTCGAGAAAATACGTTCAGACTTGGCGATTAACCGCGAAGTCATGAGAGCGCAGTCGGACGTCATCAAGGGATCTATTGATGACTAAATCCAAGCAGCAAATTATTGACGACGGCCACGCGGCTGATCGTCTTCTGCGCGATACTGATCTCAGCCGTTTTCTGGATGAGATCAAACAGGATTGCTGGGTCGAGTTTGAAGCTACAGCAATGGGAGATGGGGAAGTACGGGAAGGCATCTACATGAAACTGCGAGGGGTCGAGACAGTGCGTCAGGCTCTTCGTGCCATGGTAGATAACGCATCTATTGAAAAAAAGGTTAAGTAGATGCATAATAGGAGACAACGATGTCAGAAGCCAACACCCCGTCACC